CTGTTTGGAAGTATTTGTTTTAAGTGAGAGAGCTCTCTTCTTTAAACCTCCTGTTTGGAAGTATTTGTTTTAAGTGAGAGAGCTCTCTTCTTTAAACCTCCTGTTTGAAAGTATTTTATTGGTTAGAAGTATTTGTTTTAAGTGGTGAAGGCCTCCCCCTGATTGGAATTATTTTTATCTAAGGGATTTTACTATACTATATTATACGATATCTACTTGAAAATCATTTGGTCTTAATGCCACCGTTCTTAAAGCTTCAATCTCTTCCTCTTCCAGTTCCGTTACTTCACACACTCTTTTAAAGATACTCTCTGCAATAGAATACCATAATTCATATAAAATATTCTTTGAGATCATTTCCAGCGGATCTATCTCAGCCTTTATGTTATCGCTCATTATGTATATGTTTACAGCATACAGTATTTATTTCGAGTCTTTCAATTTTATTATACAGATGCTTACCTTTCCCCACAATTAACTTGTAATATATCTCTCTGCGCTCATACCACCCTTTTCTATCTATCTCAAAAATACACGGATGATCTGTCATTAATGTTACCCAGTTTACTTTATCCAAATGTATTTGCAATAATTCAATTGCATTTGGATTTCTTGATAGATTTGTCCAGTTTACCTTGTCTAGATTATTTTCCAGTATACGAATAGCATTTGGATTTCTTGATAGATTTGTCCAATTTACCTTATCAAGATTCATTTCTATGATATGAATGGCATTTGGATTTCCTGATAGAAAATACCAATCCACTTTATCTAAATGCTGTGCAATAATTCGCATTGTATTTGGATTTTCACATAGACAGCCCCAGTTCACTTTATCTAGATTCTTTTCTAGTATATGAACTGCATTCGGATTGCCTGATAGAAAATACCAGTCCACTTTATCTAAATGGTTCTCTAAAATGCAAATAGCAGCAGGATTGGCAGATAAACTACTCCAATTAATCTTATCTATATTTCTTACAAGAATCTCGATTGCACTTGGATTGCCTGATAGCTGTGACCATTTGATTCTTGTTGGATATCTCTCAATTAACGGCATTGCATTTGGATTTTGACATAAAAAGAACCATCCCATATCTTGTATTTTATCCATATTCTTGGATATTAACGGGATCGCTGCTGTGTTTTGCGTGAAATAGTTCCAGTCTATTTTATCTTGATGCTTCTCTAAAAATGGTACTGCCAATGGATTCTTCAGAATATGCAGCCAGTTCACTTTATTCAAACTGGATTCAAGTAAGAATGTGCCACTCGGATTTCTACAAAGATAGTGCTGATGGCTAAACTCGAATCGATGTAAATTTAGTTTGACCCATTCAACAATTCTTTTAGGGGGCTCCACCACAAATTCAAACAAGTATAGGAGTACATCTCTTGGTAATCGATTCATTCTTTTGTAATATACGATTGTTTGATTTAGACTATGTATGCGTAATAAACCATTTAAACATATGTTACGTTTATCATATAACTATGGACGAACAAAAACAAGACGTAAATATGGAGGCCCTTACTACTCCCCAAGAGAATGATCTGAGCATGTTGACCCATTCTATTATTGAGTGGCGTCGCTTGAAAGAGGAGAACGATGCTCGAAAGATTCAGGTTCGCGAATCCAACACTAAAATGAAAGCACTGGAAGAAGTCATAGTTCGTGTAATGAAAGAGCATAATATCGGTGCACTAGATCTTAAGAATTCGGGTGGTCGTGTGCTATTTCGCAAACAGAAACGTCAGGCCGCTATGGGGCAGAAGAACATGGAAAAATGGATTGGGGAGTGTTTGCAGTCTAATGATAAAGCAAAGGAGATTATGACATATATTCAGGCACACCGTGACGTAGTTACATTGGAGTCGATTTTGTATGAAAAAACATCACAGTAGATAGAAATGCTTAAAGATCTGTGTCTTGCTGGCGTCGACTGTATGTCTACTATGCCCGGTCCTGAGCGCAAGGATTCTTATAAAAATGTAATTGCCTCAATTCTCTCGCTTATCATTGCAATTGTCATCATTGGCTTTGTCGGCAAATATCTATGGAACATCACGATGCCTGAACTATTTACTTTTGCACGTCCGGTTCAATCTGCCTGGCAGGTGATTGGATTCATGATTCTACTTTCACTCTTTCGGTAAGAAAGGGATAAGGAGAAAAGAAGAAACGAACAAAAGGAGATGTAACCACATTCATTGTATTTATAATGTAATAAATGTGATTAGTTATATACATAGTTATACATAGTTATACATAGTTATACATAGTTATACATAGTTATACAGTTAAATAATTTCTTGTAATATCATAAATAGATATGCTGTTTCTATCATTTATTATTGTACTATTTATTGCCGTTGTAGGAATGCTTCTTTACGCCAATTGGCCTAAGATGCCTATGGATAAACACTCGTGTGGATGCGGTCGGCCGCAATGCGATGCATGCTCGGCTCCTCCTAAGAAACCAGTATGCAATCAATGCGGGATGCCTAAGCCACAATGCGGATGCCCTAAGAAGGATTGCCCATTCTGCTAAATACTCAGTGATAATTGTTTAATGTTCGTCGCCTTTTGCGATTGGTATGAATGGTACTCATATTTTTACGTGTATTTCTTGATTTATTCATGCGTAAGACTGGAAAATGATATGATACAAAACAGATCGCAGCAATCACTGTTCCATAATCGGACTGTACCTTTAAAGAATCATAGATCAAAATGACACCAGGATGAATAATATATCCCTTATCGGTTTTATTATCTCTATACATCTTGGCACCATTTTTAATTGTTCCATAACCTCTTCTTTCAATAATGCCTGAAATGGTATCTTCCAGGTTTTTCTCAACCTGCTGTTTTGTACCATGTCCCGCATATTCACATGCAAACCCCCCAAGGTATTTACCACGTAGATCATATACGGATGTCGTCATCACTGCTGCACTGATAAACTCACCCTTCTGCCCATTTTGCTCTGCTTTAATTGACTCGATTACTTCTCCCCATTGCATGCGCGAAATACCCTCTTCCAATGTAATTTCTTTTGCATCTTTTGGCATTACACTTGTATATTGTACAATGTTTGCATTCTCAATTCCAGCATTTGTAAGTGCTGCATCATATGATCCTGTCTCATAGGGTAAACCCTCTGAATGCACATTGGATTGTCCCTTTCCAGATGTTATAAAATATTCATAGGGAATACGATTACCAAGTACTAAATTACGCATAAGTACTACTCTGTATAGTCATGTTGTTTTTGAGCAATTATACTGCGCCATTCCATCCAGATGCAGATAGTCCTCCATACTTATTTGTATATTCGCGCAAATCTTTCAAATTCTCAGGCGAATATCCTGAGACATCCCCGTTGCCAGTCGATCCGCCATTTTGTTGGCTAAAATCGGTCTTTAGACAGCGACTTGTCGCAATGTCATAGACTTCATCATATGCCTTCTTAAACAGCTCCTCTACCATTACAACCTCGGGCTCTTTCAAATCCGCCTCGGTACACAGTCTTCGCATAAGTACCTTGCCGCGATCACGCCATGTAGCAAAGATAATATCCAAGTCGCGGGATGAAATATTGTGCGACATGCACATTCCACACAGTTCAGCAACAGCAATGCGATCGTGCGCGGTTTCAAATGCCTGATAGCGTGTAGCCTCGACAATGCCACTGGGTGACATTAAATCCTTCTTTAAGCATGCCATTTTGCTAAGCAGTAGCTCCATCTCCTTGTAATCGGATGCGCCTTCTGATACGGACGGATTCAAACGGCTTTGTAGTACATTTAATAACTGCGAGCCTTCTGGTAGGGTCCGGAGGCAATCAGGGTGTCCTGATCCTATCGCAGCTCCTCCATAAAATGCTTCATCTACACGTTTATATTTGGGAGTCGTATATGTGAAATTTACAATAATACCAACAACGACTGCAAATGCGATCGTTGTTAGTATAAACTTATAGGGGACTTCGCCGCTCATTCTAGGACTTTTTAAGAAAATAACTGTGATTTATTTGAGGGCACTCTTGTTATATACTTTCTCGACGTATGCCATACACGCGGCTCTTATACATTCAATGTACAACAACGTACAGCAACCTAACTCTTGTCAACGTATGCCAACTCAACCATTGCCACCCTACCTATCAAACCCTACCCTTTATAGCAATCCAACCTACACCCAATTCAACCCTTTATAGCAATCCAACCTACACCTAACTCAGCCTAAACCTAAAGCTAAACCAACCCAACCAACCCAACTAACTAACCAACCCAACCCAACCCAACCCAACCTAACCCAACCTAACCCAACCCAACCTAAACCCACCTAAACCCACCTAAACCCAACCAAACCCTTGCCATATACTTTTCAGTGAACTAGATTTTTTGCGCGCTTTTTTTCTAAAAAAGCGCTAGGATGAATGCAAGTGACATTGTAAAAGCAAAACAGAATCAAACTCTATACAAAGCATATTATGCACCCACTGTATTAAAGTCAACCATTCAAACAAATATACATAAGGTAAGCTCTATCTTTGCCTATGTTAGCTCTTCTCAAGAGATTACAATCGATTCCTATGCATCATGCACAACAACCGTGTACGATTACGTCTGTGATCCAAAATATATTAGCTATGAAATGTTGCAACAGGTAAACAATGGTGCATATGTATGTGGTGGAAAAACACCCTCTCAGATGCAATGGAAGAATGTTAATAGCACTACCATCTATTCATTTAGCAGTATCTATTCCACCTTTACAACGACCTCCACCATTTCACCTAGCTCATTTTATGTAACGAGTACAAATGTATTAAGCGCACCTGCTCCCACCATTGTACCTCTTATTAAACTCGTTCAAGGAACAAACTTTGCAAGTGCATGCGATATCTGTAATAACTTTACAGGTGGTGCGGGTGCATGCTGTCATAATTGTGCTTACGGCGCCTAGTCCATTTAATTGGCCAAAGATGTAATAGAGATGTCTCTTTTTAAATCAAAACTTTCAAGATACAATACCATTTCATGCGAACAAGTCATGCCTATTCCTGTTGTCATGAAATCCGCTTTCCCCACAGTGCCCCCCAAACCAATCTATCCACTGCCACTGCCATTTGATCCACAGCCTTATCCCAATGAAAATGCCCCGCCCGCCATCATTAACTTTGCAGACATCGAAGAATATCCACCACCCTACACAGGACATCCTGGAAAGATCTTTTCCAATAATTCAGGGTTTCTTCCACCTGGTTACTTGGTATGCGATGGTTCTGCCATTTCTCGCACCGACTATGCAGTTCTTTATAAGATCATTGGCGCCTACTATGGCGAAGGCGACGGATACAGCACCTTTAATATTCCGCAGATTGAAAATGTTGAGAATTTGAACCTGGTTTACATGATAAAATACCTATTATGCGCCGATGAACTACCCTCATGCCCTATAACATCAAATACGCCATTGCCGCCCTCTATCAATCTCCAGGTTCTACCCTTCCCCCTTTCTTATATTCCCGCGGTAGGAACCATTCTAAATAATACACTTGTCTACGTTCCTAATGGCTATTTGGCATGCGATGGATCGGCTGTCGCAATCGAGACATACAATTACTTATATGACATGATCGGCACCTATTATGGCAAAGGTGATGGGGAAACCACCTTTAATCTGCCGAATCTAATCGGTCCGACGGATCCGCCTGCCAAATATATTATACGCTATGATGTACAAATTATTCCATGCGTATCTGTTACACCTAATCTTCAGGTATCAGGACTACAACTCGATTTGCAAGGAGTAAATATTACATAATACACTGGTTTGTAACCGAATACTATGTGTAATGTGTAATGCGGTATATAATTAATGTAAAATTATTTTATGAATTTTATATTAATTGTAAAATAAATATTTCATGTAATTAAATAATTACGTTTTGTGATGTAAAACGCGGCACAGCCCGGCTATAAACCATCGGAGCTAACACACAACTTTTTACAAAAAAAATTGAAATATTTTCTCTGCCCTCAGTATAAAAGAAATGACGATACAAACGAATACAGTTAACTTCTCCAAAGCTGGAATTGTAGTAGGATACACCGATAATTCCGGTGCTGCTGTGACGCAAACCATCGGGTTTGCCAACAAGACGCTGTCCGTGGACAGCGGCTTCAATGTTGTCGCTGGCGATACCTCTCTCGCTGGTGCCTTGAACGTGGCTGGCGTGTCCAATCTCAATGCCGCCCTCAATGTGGTTGGTGCCTCTCACTTGCAGAACACTCTGCTTGTTGATGGTGCTGCTACCATGGGAAGCACCCTTGTTGTCAATGATGTTGCTACCATGAACGCGGCCTTAAACGTGGTTGGTGCCTCTCACTTGCAGAACACTCTACAAGTGGATGGTGCTGCTTCCATGGGAAACTCTCTGACCGTTGCTGGCGCGTCTGCCCTCAATGGATCCCTCGCTGTTGCAGGTGTGTCCAACCTCAACAATGTCCTCAACGTCAGCGGTGCTGCCAATATGAACGCTGCTCTCAACGTGGCTGGTGCCGCGGCCCTTAACAGCACCTTGGATGTCGTGGCTGCCTCTCATTTGCACGGCACTCTCCTTGTTGACGGTGCTTCATCCCTCGGCAGCACCTTGACTGTTTCAGGTGCCAGTGTGCTCAACAACAACTTGACGGTCAATGGTACCTCCGCATTGAACGGCGCTCTCACCGTGTCAGGCGCCTCCTCTCTTGGCGGCTCTCTCGCTGTTACAGGTGCCGCTTCAATGAACAGCACGCTCTTGGTCTCGGGCTCCTCTCACATGGCCAGCTCTCTCCTTGTTGATGGTGCCGCCTCCCTTGGCAGCTCCCTAGCTGTCACTGGCGCTGCCAATATGGAGAATGTTCTTAATGTCGCGGGTGCCGCTCATCTGTCAAGCACATTGCAGGTGGACAACAATGCGGCCCTCGGCAGCTCTCTTGCCGTTACGGGCGATTCCAACCTCGCTGGTGCCTTGAACGTTGTGGGTGCCTCTCACATGTCCAGCACGGTGCAAGTTGATGGTGCCGCCTCCCTCGGCAGCTCTCTTGCCGTTGCAGGTGCCTCTAACCTCGCTGGTGCTTTGAATGTTGTTGGTGCCTCTCACTTGTCTAGCACAGTGCAAGTTGATGGTGCCGCCTCCCTTGGCAGCTCCCTCGCTGTTCAAGGCGCTGCTAACCTGGCCAATGTGTTGAATGTGGCGGGTGCCTCGGCGCTTAACAGCACGCTCGCTGTTCAAGGCGCAGCCAACCTTAACAACACCCTTGCCGTCGCAGGTGCTGCTTCCCTCGGTAGCACTCTCGCTGTTACGGGTGCCACTAACCTCAATAATTCCCTCGCCGTTCAAGGCGCTGCCACTTTCCAGAACAACGTCACCGTTAATGGCAACTTGACCGTTCTCGGCAGCCAAACCTCGATTAATACCAACACGCTCCAAGTTCAGGACAATGCCATCTTGATCGCTGACAATAATACATCTGATGCCCTCCAATCTGGTATCCAGATCCAATACCAGCCCAGTGGTGCCTCCGCGCCATTGTATGCGGGTGTCAAGCGTCTGCCGACCTCCGCCAACAACTATGGTGGTGAGTTTGTCTTTTTTAAGGATGCCGCCTCGCGCATTTCGGAAACGGCATCTGGTGTGTCATCCGATGTTAGTAACTATACCATTGAATGGCGCGCAAATACTAACGGCAACAATACATTGCCGTTAACTGCTTCTACTACAGTGCCTGCTGCGAATATTGTTCCTATGACTGGACAGACTCAATTCTACACACTGCCTGCGGGTGTATACACCTTCTCTGCAATGGTACGCAATGACTCAAACGATTGGGTAAATGTCACCCTCGTGGACCCTGCTGGAGCCATCGTTGCCACTCTTGGAAATCCCAGTCTTAACACACCCTGGGGAACACACGGCCCCTTTACTGGTTCATTTACATTGGCCGCTCAAACCAATGTGACCATTAACTTTGGCAATCAGTACTACGAATATGGCACGGGTGTCGTCCTCACTCTTCAGTCGAATATCACCTCGGATGTCTACGCCGCCGTCATCGCCGACTCCTTCAACTGCGCCTCAGACATGAACCTGAAGAAGAACATCGTCGTTCTCGATGGTGCCCTTGACAAGATCGATGCCATGCGCGGTGTCTACCACGACTGGATTGACCCTAGCCAATCCCAGGATCGCCAGATTGGAGTGATCGCCCAGGAAGTTCAATCGGTTTACCCTGAACTCGTCGCTGTTGGCGGCAATGGCTTCCTCTCAGTCAATTACCCCAAATTGACCGCGGTTCTTCTCCAATCCATCAAAGAGCTCAAGGCAATGGTTATGGCCATGAAGAAGTAAATTGTTTATCCATATCGCTATAGAATACACACCATAACGCTGTATAATATTTATTATTTTAGGTTCATGCTATAAAATAAAATAATAAATCCTTAATGATTTAATTATAATACTAAAATTAAATAAATCATTATTTCATGATACAAAACACGATAGAACTATACCCTCCGCCAAAAAAAATTGAAATATTTTCTTTTCCCTAAGTATAAAAGAAATGACGATACAAACTAACACAGCTAACATATCAAAGACTGGTATTGTAGTAGCATACACTGATAATTCCGGCGCAGCCGTGTCCCAAAACATCGGGTTCGCGAACAAGACGCTGTCCGTCGATAGTGGCTTTAATGTTGTTGCGGGTGACACATCGCTTGCAGGTGCGTTAAACGTAGCAGGCGTTTCAAATCTGAACGCGGCCCTCAACACGGTTGGCGCCTCTCACTTGCAGAACACCCTTCTTGTGGATGGTGCTGCCACCATGGGAAGTACCCTTGGCGTAAATGGTGTTGCTACCATGAACGCTGCCTTAAACGCGGTTGGCGCATCTCACTTGCAGAACACTCTACAAGTGGACGGTGCTTCTAACCTGGGCAACTCTTTGACGGTTGCTAGCGCGTCGGCTCTCAATGGATCTCTTGCCGTGGCTGGTATTTCAAATCTGAACAACGCACTGAATGTAAGCGGTGCTGCGAACATGAATGCCGCTCTTAATGTTGCCAACGCGGTTACTTTAAACAACACCCTTGATGTCTATGGCGCTACTCATTTTGAGAGCAGTATGCTTGTTGATGGAACACAGGTGGCTGGACCCGTTGGTACCGCATATAATGGCAGTGTACCTCTGGACAACGCCCACGTGACTTACACCATCTACAACTCGATAGGCACGGGTTACCTGACAGTGCCCCAGGCCGCAGATGGCGCACAGCTCTTGTCCATTTCCTTTTTTGGAACGGGTGCGATTAACGCAGGAGGTATCTCAAAGGCATACTTTAACTTCCCTGTACCTGGCAATGATGGACAGTGGTTCACTGCAACATACAACCAAATGATTAACTTAGACATGACTTTTGGCGGCACCTATTCATATACGCTAACGGGTGGACAGCAGCTCAGCTGCTACATCTCGACACTGGCGGGCTACCGTTATTTTAACATGGTGCGCAACGGCGATAGCTCATTGGCGTTTAAAATTACCTACCAAAAAGCAGCTAGCACCAGTGGCAGCGCAGTCACTCTCGGTAGCACTCTGACCGTTGCTGGTGCCAGTGTTGTTAACAATAATGCCACAGTCAATGGCACTTCGGCATTGAATGGTGCTCTCACTGTATCAGGCGCTTCATCCCTTGGTGGCTCTCTCGCTGTCACTGGCGCAGCTTCTTTGAACAGCACGATGTTGGTGTCAGGATCATCTCACTTATCTAGCACTGCGTTGGTGGATGGCGCGGCTACCCTTGGCAGCTCCCTTGCTGTCGCAGGTGCTGCTAACCTGAATAATGTGTTGAATGTTGCAGGTGCTGCTAACTTGAACAGTACAATGCTAGTTGATGGGGCGGCTACTGTAGGCGGCTCATTGGTAGTTGGCGGTGACTCTAATTTGACTGGCGCATTGAATGCAGTGGGTGCCTCTCATATTCGCAGTACCCTTCAAGTTGATCAAGCGGCAACACTTGGTGACGCCCTTGCTGTCGCAGGTGATGCTAACTTGGGAGATGTATTGAATGCAGTAGGCGCCTCTCATTTGTCGAATGCCCTCCAAGTCGATCAGGCTGCTACCCTTGGCAGCTCTATTGCTGTACAGGGCGCTGCCAATATGGCGAATGTTCTTAATGTTGCAGGTGCCTCGGCTCTTAATAGCACGCTCGCCGTTCAAGGCGCTGCCACACTTAACAACACGCTGGCAGTTACAGGTGCATCCAATGTAGCCAATTCTCTAACAGTAACGGGTGTATCTAATATGAACAATGTTGTGGCTGTTGCTGGTCCCGCTACTTTCCGTAATAATATGACGATTAATGGTAACTTGACCGTTCTTGGTAACCAAACCTCCATTAACACGAATACGCTGCAGGTTCAGGACAACGCCGTGCTCATTGCTGACAATAACACGGCCGATGCCCTTCAATCCGCGATTCAAATTCAGTACCAGCCTAGCGGTTCCTCAGCGCCCAAGTATGCGGGTATGAAGCGCTTGCCCACGTCGGCTAATAATTATGGTGGTGAGTTTGTCTTTTTTAAGGATGCGGCGAGCAAGGTGTCTGAAACTGCCGCAAATGCTACAACAACCCAGACATTTACTCTCGCATGGAAATCAGTTGGCACGAATATTCTTCCCATGACTGTCTCTGCTACATCGCCTGCGTCTGGTATTGTTGCAATGCCTGGAGGAGCACGGACACAATCCTACACACTGCCCGCGGGTTCCTACAACTATGTTACATCGTCCCTTGAGAATGATTCAAATGATTGGTGCACTGTAAACATTGTTAATAGTAATACAAATGCGGTTATCTCTACCATTGTACAAGGATCAAATGACCCTGCGTGGGGTAACCATGGGCCGTTCTCTGGATCCTTTGTGTTGTCTGCACAGACCAATATCACGGTCACTTACAGCAATGACTATTATATGTACAACACGGGTGTTACCATGACTCTAACAGGTGCGATTGCCTCGGTTGCACCCGCTGACATCTACGCTCCTGTTATCGCCGACTCCTTCAACTGCGCCTCAGACATGAACCTGAAGAAGAATGTGATTAACCTTGACGGTGCTCTTGACAAGCTTGACGCACTGTCAGGCGTGTATCATGACTGGATTGATGAGAACCAGTCTCAGGAACGTCAGATTGGAGTGATCGCCCAAGAGGTCCAAGCCGTCTACCCTGAACTTGTTGCTGTTGGCAGTAATGGATATCTATCAGTTAACTACCCTAAACTAACGGCAGTTCTACTGCAATCGGTGAAGGAACTGAAGGCTGTTGTTTTGGAGATGATTGCTGAGCAGATGTAAGCGTAAATTATTATAGTATTGCTATAAAGTAGGTATTTATTATTTGAGTTTTATTTACTTAAATAATAAATAACATCAATTAAAAGTATATAAATGGCTGCGGTGCCCACATTTAATCAGTGTTGGCCCCCACCCCCTTATCCTTCACAACCGCCAAGGCCTTTCCCTAATCCACCTCCACCCATGATTCCAGCACTTCGTCTATCCGGTCCCACTGGTTATACTGGTGCTACTGGTTACACGGGTATTACTGGTTATACAGGGTTGACAGGTCCACAGGGTATTCAGGGTGAACCAGGTACTTCATCAAATACAGGTACCACTGGTGCTACAGGGTTTACTGGTCCACAGGGTATTCAAGGTCTTCCTGGTACTTCTACTAATACTGGTACTACTGGTACTACTGGTACTACTGGTACTACTGGTACTACTGGGCCAACAGGTACAACGGGTACAACAGGGTCTACGGGTCCAACTGGTCCAACAGGTACTACTGGTCCTACTGGTGCTACTGGTGTAACAGGTTATACTGGTCCGCTAGGAACTGGATCAACTGGTCCCACTGGCGCAACAGGTGTCACGGGTTATACTGGTCCATTGGGAACGGGTCCAACGGGTGAAACGGGTTCTACTGGTACAACGGGTTGTTCTGGGCCAACGGGTACCACGGGTACAACTGGTACAACGGGTACCACAGGTACAACGGGTACTACTGGGCCTTTAGGAACTGGTCCCACTGGTTCAACTGGTGCAACGGGTTGCTCTGGACCCACTGGTCCCACTGGTACAACTGGTACTACTGGTCCACTAGGTACTACTGGTACTACTGGTAAAACGGGTACGACTGGTGCAACTGGTTATACTGGTACAACGGGTACAACTGGTACAACGGGTACCACAGGTACCACGGGTACTACAGGTACAACGGGCTATACAGGTACAACTGGTACGACTGGACCAACTGGCACCACTGGTGCAACAGGTTATACAGGTACAACTGGTTATACTGGAAGAACAGGTCCAACAGGTACTACT